GAACTGGAAGACCCGGCTGCCCTGCCAAGCGGTGCCTGACGCGACGATCTGACCGTTGGTGCCGTCGGTGTCCGAGTAGATACCGATGCCGTACTGGGGTCCAGCTGGGCCGAGTGCGTACCCGCCTAGGTCTCCGCCGGTGGCCTGCACCTGGGTCAGCAAGTTGACGGTCGGCGGCCACTGGGCGCGCATGCGGAGCGGCTGATAGGGGGCTATGTGGCCAAACCAGGGGCCGGAAGCGTTCGTTGGATCCAGCGAACCGTCCGTGTCGACGACGGTCAGGTCTACGGTGCCGGAACGGATTTGGTCCAGCTCGTACTGCCGGCCGCGTCGAATAGCGACCCGGCCGCGGCTTCTGGACGTGAGATCGGTGAGTGCTTCGGACGGGACCGCGGCGCCGTTGACATTCCAAATGGCGCCCCAGCTGTACTGCAGCAGGGGCCAGTTGGGGTTGGTTGACACCTGCTCCTCCTCTCCTAACGGCGTGCGTAGGGCTGCCAGGTCGACGAGTTGCGCATCCCGAGCTGCAGCATCTGGCGCTCCAGCACGTCACGCAGGTCGTTCTCCGACAGGACGGAGCCCTGCACGGTCACGTTGAGCACCACGGTCGTGCCACCAGCACCCCCACCGAGGCCACCGGCCGTGGCGAGGCCCTGAGCGCCGCCTGCGGCGAACTTGCCCGTGAGACCGTTAGCGAGGCCCGTGACGGAATCGACCGCAACCTGCCCGTGGTCGTCGACCCCCTGGGCGATACCGCGGGGGATCCACTGGCCGACCTCGGCCGCGAAGACCCGGCTGGGGCTGGAGATGCCCAGGAAGGACTTGGCTGCATTGAGCGCGCTGCTGGCCAAGTTCTTCAGCTTGTCGATCAAGAAACGGCCGCCGTCCTCGACTCCGTGAACGATGCCCATCACGATGTTTTTGCCAACGTCGAGGAACTGCGAGCCAATGTTCGACGCGCTTTTCCAGGCAGAGGACAGGGCGTCGCCGACCGATTTCTTGATCCGGTCGAACCAGCCGATCACGTCATCATAGAGCCGCACAATCGGACTGATTGTGTATTCGTACACCAACCCCCAGGCTGCGCTTGCGACGCTGGCCACCTGCCGCCAGGTGCCATCCAGCCAGGCCAGCGCTCGACGCCACAATGACACCAGGTCGTCATAGAGTTCGCGCATCGGCTGAATGATCACATGCTGCGTAAAACTCCACGCAGTCTCGGCAGCGCCGGAAATAAAACGCCAAGTTCCGACAAAGAACGACGATACGGCTGACCAGGCGGCCTTTGCGGTCCCAATGATCTGCTCGTGCCAATGATTCCAGATCGCAACAATAATCGCTACGAAAGGAAGGAAGATCACAAGGAGAAGCGGCCACCATTTGGCGAAGAAATTACGAATTCCGTCAAAAATGCTAGTCGTAACCGATGCCGCCAAACGCCAGGCCGACTCTATTCCGCGCCCAGCAGCCGACACCGCGCCAACCACAGAATTCGAGATCGACTGCAGGGTGTGCCACACGGACGCCGCCGCCTGCTCGACCGCGTGAAACGCGGCCTGGACGATCCTCCGGAACGTCTCGCTGTGGTTGTAGGCGTAGACGAGCCCGGTAACGAGCGCAGCCAGCGCGATGACGATCAGAACGATCGGGTTCGCGTCCATCACCATGTTCAAGGCGGCCTGCGCTGCCGCCATGACCTTGGATGCCGCGGCGGCCAGCTTCTGGCCGAGCTCGAAATCCCGGACCGCCGTCGTGGCTGCGGCGAGGCCCTTGCCGATGTCGCGGATGCCCTTGACCGCGCCGACAACCGCATTCGCGGCGAAGCTGACAACAGCGGCTGTCAGGACACCACCGATGACCGCCGCCAGCCCCTCGGCTGCGGCCTTGTGCTGCAGGAAGAAGTTGGTGACCGACAGGACGACCGGGATCAGCTTCGTGCCAATCGTAATGGCGGCAGTTTCCAGACGCTCTTTCAACTGGGACATCTGGAAGTTGAACGTCTTCTGGATGTCGGCCCAGCCGGTGATGTCCTTACCGGCTCCCTTTCCGGCAGCCCCAACGGTCTTGACGTTCTTTTCGAAGTCCCCCATATTTTCGCCGCCGAGCATGAGGGCGGTGTTAAGGCCGGTGGCCCCGCCCATCATTTTTTTCATGCTCGCGTTGAAGGTTTCTTCGGAGGGTCCTCCGGCCTTCAGCTGCTGGTTGAATCCCTGGCTTTTGTTGATGAGGGTCGCGAACTGCGAGGCGAGATTGGCCTGGTCGACCGGAAGGCCCTTGAGGGTCGACTTCCAGTCGCCCATGGAGACTTTCCCGGCCTGGAACTCCTTGGCCACGTCCTGAAGGCTCTTGGGCATCGACGCGATCATTGCGTTCGCGTCGGCGGCGGCCTGCTTCGAGGTGTTGAAGGTCGACAGCAGCACGGTGCCGGCCGGGCCCATGTGCTGCAGCACTGCTTGCTGGAGCAGGTCGATGGTGCCGGTCAGGCCGCGCTCGCCGAGCTTGGTGGAGATGTCGATGGAGGAGAGGCCCAACCTCTGCATCTCGGCCACGGCCACGTTGTTCGGCGCCTGGAGCGAGCGGATCGAGAACGCCAGTTCCTGGGTCGCTTCCCGGGCGCTGGTGCCGTGGTTGGTCAGCGTGGCGATCGCGCCGCCGACCTGGTCGAAGCCAACGTGCGCGGATGAGGCGATCGGCAGGACGGTGGCGAGGCTGCTGGAGAACTCGGAGAACGTCATCTTCCCGGCGCCGACGGCCGCCACCATCTGGTTGGTGATGGTCGTCGCCTGCTCAGCCGGCAGGTGGTAGCTCTTGAGCGCCGACGTGACGGCGTTGCTGACCTCGGCGAGCGGCGCCTGCTCGGCCCGGGCACCCTCCGCCGCGGCCTTGAGGACGGTCAGGCCGTCCGCCCCGTGGAAGCCCGCAGATTCCACGAGGTACATGCCGTCGGCGAGTTGCTTGGTGCTGGTGCCGGTGTCGACCGCGAGGCGCTTGACGCCCTCCGAGACCATGTTGAGGTTGGCCTCGGACTCACCTGCGGTGGTGGTGAGCTTGAGCATGCTGGCCTGGAAGTCGCCGGCCATCTTGATCGAGACGCCGGCGACGGCGACGCCGGCCTTCGTGGTCGCGGCGCCAAGCTTGGTCATCATGCCGCCCAGGCCGCCCATTTTGGCGACGAACGACTCGCCTTCCTGGGAAGCGCCCTTCAATCCCGACATGAATGGGCTGGTCTCGGCCCGAAGGATCACGAACAGGTCGGCAACCTCGGAGGCCATGAGTCACCCCCAAGTGTTGGACTGCGTCTCGTAGATGGGCAGCTCAGAGGGGTACGGCAGGTTGCCGATCAGTCCAGGCGCTTCCAGTTGTCGCCGTAGGCCTTGCGGTAGATCGCAGGCGCGGCAACATGCACCCCGAAGGCGAAGGCCGTGGTCAGGAACGGGTAGCGGGCGCCGTTCTTCAGCCCGGCCTCCAGGTAGGAGCCGTACTTGCTGCTCGGGGTCCGGCCGTACGGCGGCACCATGTCGGGCTGGGTGCCGACGCGGACCTCGGCGCCGGTCGCCGTGCGGTTGACCGCCGTACGCGCCAGCGACCGCACCAAGGTGCCCGAGATCTGCGCCGGCCCTTCACCGGGCCGGGCAGGCGTGGGCGTTCCCCACGCGTGGGTGCCGTTAGCGGCGTTGACCTTGGCCTGCTTGAGGATCGCGTCGGCCAGGTCTGCAATGGCGATCGGCGTCCGGACGATGCCCTGCTCGCCGACCTTGGCGAAGACCGCGCTCATGACCCCGGGGGCGAGTTCAGGCACCGTTCCTCCTGTTCGCGCGCTCCTGGGCGTCCTGCTCGGCCTGCCGGCGCACGACCATCAGGTCCCAGACGAATCGGCGCACGTACCAGGGCGTCGCCTGCAACTCGCGCCAGGTCCAGGTCATCTCTCGCATGATCTCGAAGTCGCGGACTTCGTCCGGCGGGGGGCCGGAGGACCACGTGCCGTCGTAGATGCTCTCGGCGGCCCAGAGCACCTCGGTCAGGTACGGGTCGTCCGGCCCTAGGCTCCCGCGCTGGTCACGACCTTGAGCTCGGCGGCCATCCGGTTCTGGATCTCCATCGGCAGCTTCGCGACGAGGTCGGCCGTGGC